ATATTGCCAAACCAAATTTCAACGTGTTTCATTTTTAGCCCTTCAATGCAAAGCATAGGAAACGACACTATCGGTCCAACATTCCCGACAATCGAGACATGCCCCATTTTGTTGTGGCGCTTTGCATGGTGTTCCTATAGCGTTTTTTGTATGCACGTTCGATGCGGTTATACCTGGCACGTTTTGTAAACTGACGGGGATCTGCACGGGTTTATCGGGATACATTGCCGACAATCGAATAGTCAAATTTTTAGGAACCGCATTTTTTCCATGCTTTGCTATGAATTCCTTGATTGTCCCGTATTCCCTTGTCGGTAGCCAATGGCGGGTGTCGGGTGTTGCAAGGCAAACCGCTGCAATTTTCTCTAAGTGTTCAAGGTTTTGCAGATCTCCGCTATCGTGCCAGCGGAAAAACGGATCTTCCCCAATATGGGACACCATGCCCGACACCCAAAATTCTCCGTTGATACTATCTAAGCGGGAAAATTGAGCGGGTTTAATGTTGTTCGCATACATTTTATAAAACCCCTTGTCCGCATAACACATGGAACAAATTGATCCTGGCAATTGGGCCATTTTGAAACCCGTTTTACATGCTTCGGTCGGTAAACTGTAGGATCTGCACGGCATTTTTGTCGTTGACGTAAGGGAACCGCAAACGATAGCCGCCTGGGTTTTTGTCATTGACACAATGGGAATGATTTTCATAATTGACACCTATTAAAAAAAGAAAAGAGAGATTAAATTGTGCAACACCCGCAACATGGTGCATCGATGCAGCGCCCGTTTTTGTTCCGATAGAACGTTGACGGGCCTTGTTCACCAAAAAAAGTGATTGTGTCGCTATCGGGTTCAAGTACAGCCTTTTTTGTGGCTGTATCGAATAGGATCCAATCCCCGACATTTATCACAGCCTGGGATTGTGAACACCTAGAGCGGAATTTTGAGCGCATTTTTTTAAGCATTGTTGACACCTATTAAATATTACCTTCGGAGATATCACAGCAAGCTACCCAGAGTAAACGGGTTAAATTCTCATTGTGATCGCTTAATTCTAGATCATTCCATGCCCCGTATTCCTTAAGAGCAGCGGAGACAATGACGGGATCTAGCTTTTTAAGTTGACGGGCAATAGACGGGTTAAGCTTTAAAGCTTCAACGTCATTGTCGCATTGCCCCGCATGGCTGCAACTTACCGCCTGTTTTTTGGTTATCTGCAGCTCAATTCGGCCTAATGATTCGGTCCAATACATGATGCGCCCCTTATTTAATATTAATTATTTGCGTTTCATTTAAAACGTGCATTTCGTAATAGGTGGTGAATTGTTGTTCCCTGGGTGTTTTGCCCTGCTCTGCAAAGCTCCAGGCATTCGCAAAATAAACCCCTGGCTCTTCCCCAGGCCATATGATGAAATTGTGTTCACCTTTTGTAATGCATTGTTCACCACCTAAGGGGTAAAAATGAAAATAATCATTTAATGCCTCTTCAGGGCATCCCGAATCAGGATCCCCGTAAGGTGAATTCTCCGATTGCATTTCAATAATTGCAATTTTGTGCCAAGTATAATTTTTCATGCTCTGCCCCTTATTTAACTAAAACGTCAAAATAAGCAAGCATTAAAGCAAGCGCAGCGCAGAACAAAACAGCGGCAAAAATTGCCTGATAAATCATTGATTTCATAATATTTGCTCCAAAGTGTTTTGTGAATTGATAGCGACAATGTGAAACCCTAGGGCCTGAATATCCTTAAGGGTTTGAGCGGGTAGCGTTTTTGTTCCTGATATACGGGCGAAAAGCTTTGCAGCATCACAGATAGGGTATGCGACTGTGTTCCCGTACTGTGAGCGGATATCAACTTGAATTTTCATGCTGTACCCCTTAGATAAGGTTAGAACGCTTAGCGGAGCTGTAAACAGTTACAGCAAAACCATTCGCAGCCAGGGCAAAGAACCCTGCAGCGATAAGGGCGCATGATGCTAGAACGGGCGCATTCAAGAGATATAAGCCTAGGGCACAAAACAGCTCAATAAAACAGCCTACAGCCATAACAGCGGCCATTGTGCATTCGGAATAGATACGGAAAAGAAGGGATAATTTTTTCATGTCATTCCCCTTATGCGATGAATTCAGGGTTAGAAGTAACACCATGTGCAACAGCAATTGCCATGATTTCATTCTGGCTTTTGGTAGTTCTAGCGGAGCGGATAAGGCCCGATAAAGCCCTAGCGAGATAGTCCTTACCTAAGCCCGCTTCGCTATATTGAACGGATCTAGCGACTTCTTTTGATTCGGATTTTGTCATTGTGAACACCTATTAAGTAGATACATTCCGATTGAATGTGCATTTATGATAGCAACGAATTACAGCAAAGCCATTAGTACAAACCCTAGGTTTAGGATCTTTAAACCCTTACGTATAAACCCTAATGCGCTTTGATTCTGTAGCTACAATTAAGAAAAGAAAACAAGGGGCAGCCTATAACAAGGGATCCGATTGTGCATAGGGATAGATAAGGTGAAAGCATAGGGAACGTAAGGGGAGCGGATAAGCCTGGCATTGATTGACCTACATTGAACGCAAGCATTTAAGAACCCTTCGAACATCGATACAACTAAACCCATTGCGCAAGTGAGACGCAAATAAGAATCATTCGCATTAGCAGATCTTAATAAGAATCATTCGCATCTAGAAGTTAGTGGGCGCTCACTATCGTTAGGGTTTACCCGATGAGAACTGGGTTTCCGTACAGTAGAACTAGGGTTTACCAGTAGGGGTTTACCCCCCCTTGAGTAAAAGTGAGGGGGTGCTGTGGCAGGGGACATCTACACACATCAATCTCACACTTAATCCATAGACCCCCTACCCCCTCCCCCCAACTACAAAAGAACCCTCCAAAAAATTTTTTTATAGTTTAGAATTTGTATCCATTAAATCAAGGAGAGAAGAATGGCAGGATTTCCTATGAGGAGAGCGTTGGAGAAGAAGATAGAAGAGCTTGGAGGGATAGAGTTCGTTACAGCACATATCTCTCAGGGAATGACCATAGGACGCTTGGCAGAGTTCATAGAGTGTTCTAGGCCCATGCTTTCTTTTTGGATCAACCATACGGATGAGCGTAGAGATGCGGTACTCGCTGCACGTAAGCTAAAGGCTGAGAAACTGGCAGAAGAGGCTTTAGACATTGCTGACCAAGCAGATGAGACTTCTAACTCAGGAGTGAACAAAGCCAGACTCCAAGTCGATACCCGTAAGTGGATGGCCTCCAAGTTAGACCCTGAGAACTATGGAGACACCGCCAAGACCCAAGTCAATATCTCTTTAGGTGATCTACACCTCCAAGCCCTTAAACATATGGGCAAGGCTGATGTAATACTGGAAAACAATGGCACATAACCCGTTTATCCAGTTCATAACTCTTTACAGAAATGACCCTGTTCTGTTCGTTAAAGAGGTTCTGGGAGTAGAGCCTGATGATTGGCAACAGGACTTTCTTAACGCTGTAGCCTCTGGTGAGCGAAAGATTAGTATTCGTTCTGGCCACGGGGTGGGTAAGTCAACCACCGCTTCTTGGGCAATGCTATGGTTCTTGTTGACCAGGTATCCCGTGAAGGTAGTGGTTACTGCCCCTACTTCTGCCCAACTATATGACGCTTTGTTTGCCGAGCTTAAAAGATGGGTCAAAGAACTACCCCAACCTATCCAAGACCTACTCGATGTCAAACAAGAGAGGATAGAACTCAAGGCTTCCGCTACCGAGGCTTTTATCTCTGCTAGGACTTCTCGTGCTGAACAACCCGAAGCCCTACAAGGTGTTCACTCTGAGAACGTTATGCTAGTAGCGGATGAGGCTTCTGGTGTTCCAGAGGCAGTATTTGAGGCTGCCGCTGGTTCTATGTCTGGACATAATGCTCTAACCATACTGTTAGGCAATCCAGTACGTAGTTCTGGCTTCTTCTTTGACACCCATAACAGGCTCAAAGATGAGTGGTGGACAAAGAGAGTATCCTGCATTGACTCTACTAGGGTCAGTAAAGAGTACGTAGAAGACATGAAATCCCGCTATGGCGAGGAAAGTAATGCCTATCGGATCAGGGTTCTGGGTGAGTTTCCAAGGAGCGATGATGAC